GATAATTAACAATCAGATCAGCACGACTACTGCTAGTGCCATGGTGATAGCGACCATGTTACCTATAACGGCTACTGCTACCTTCTGGTGGATGAGAAGATCCAAGGACTGTAGTGTGAACAAGTGGGCAAGCAAGTTTGAATGGTTGTGGTTGGATCATAGTAGTGTAACAGCTAAGAACCTACTACAACAACACAAACAAGTCTTGTCCAGCTTGGATGAGGACGAATAGGACAACCATCCACAGGTTGTAGCTGGAGGCTTGGTTGATTTGTTGGCTTCGGTTAGTGAATCAGCAGCTGAAAAGGACTCAGAGGAAAGACCTCGTCGCTTGCCGCGTGACAAGGCAGTTAGTGAACTTGTGTACTAGGTACAAAGCACTACTTCTGGAGGTTGGACTCCAACTACGGCTGATGTGTTAGCATTACGGTTAAAGCTGCAGAGAAGCATTAAAGACAACAAATTGTCAATACGCAGAGCAGATTACAATCATGTAATCGACCAAGCTATCACTATTCTAACGACACCTGACTAGGAGGATGTCGACAGGCTAAAAGTTAGGCACAGCAGGTATGCAAACAAACAGCGCAAAGCTGCTGCCAAGTTTACTTCTTCGGTTTTTCACAAGTAGGGTACAGGAATGCTGAAACTTCTCGGATTATCGCTCCTCACGAGTGGTGTGGCGTCCGCGGGAGTTTACGCACTCTACCTCTGGTGAGTGTACAGAAGAAATCCCTACGACCAAAATAAACTAAGCGTGTTTATAGAGTGTAAGGAAGTGGGACTAGATAGGAGATCGGATGTCATGCAGAAAATTCACACAATTTTAGGGTCTCTATTTACAAGAGAGTTCTGACAGTGAGTCGGGAGGGGAAGGATGTGGAAACCTCCCCACCTGACGAAACTTTGTACAGGAGTAGGGCTAATTCTTTCGTTGATGAGCTAAAACGCCATTCACCTGTGGTTGAACCCGTGAGCCGGACGACATTTGTCAACCGGTATTCCGGCCGCAACCGCTTGCTGTATGAGCGTGCGTTAGCGAACTTGGAGGCGAAAGAAGAGAGTGGAACTCTATAGTTGTCCGAACTGTCGCGGTTGGATAACTTTATCAAAGTTGAGAAGCTGCCGAGAGCTAAGTTGGATAAGGCACCTAGGAATATTAGTCCTAGGAACCGAATGTTCAACATCTTGCTTGGTTGTTACATAGCACACTTGGAAAAAGTGTTGTTTAAAGTGTTAAGGAAAGTTTGTGGGTTTGAGGTGGTATTTAAAGGTATGAACGCTGTAGAGCAAGGAACGGCAATGCGCAAACATTGGGATGAGTTTGACTGTCCAGTCGCCATTGATCTTGATGCTAGTCGGTTTGACTAGCACCAACATATTGCGGCGTTGAAGGTTGAACACGAACAGTGGTTACGCATGGTGCCTAGCACTTGTAGAGACGACCTCGCGAAGTTGCTTAAGCAACAGCTTAACAACCACGGGAGTTGTACTTTTTATAGTGAACAAGTAAAAGTGAAGTATAGTGTGAAGGGAACAAGGGCAAGCGGTGACATGAACACTAGTAGTGGTAATTGTTTTACAATGGTGCTACTTGTGTACAGTTATATGCAAACATTAGGAATTAAATGGCGTCTAGCAAACAATGGAGATGACTGTGTGCTGATGGTGGAGAAACGCGATCAACATAGACTCGGAGGACTACAAAAATGGTTTGCAGAAATGGGTTTCACTATGGAATCCGAAGGCGCACAGGACACCTTTGAAAAATTGGTATTCTGTCAGACACAACCTGTATGGACACCTCGCGGGTGGACGATGGTTAGGCAACTCACAACTGCCATAGCAAAAGACACACACACCAGATGCGATCTCTCTAGGAAAGACGTGTTTGACAATTGGTGTAACGCTATGCATCATGGAGGCCTATCATTAGCAGGTAACATTCCTATATACAACGCTTTTTATCATTGTTATCCTACTTCAACTACTCGTGTTCACTAGCAAGAGCTGGAAGCACTGCGCAATACCGGATTTTACCACCTCGGCCACGGCATGGAAGCACAGCACGTAGTACACCCTCGCACTCGTGCTAGCTTCATGTTAGCTTTTGAAATAACACCGCCTGAGTAAAGGGCTTTAGAGTAACACTTTGCAGATGTACGGTTCCGATGGACGGCGCCAGGACTTATCCAACAGGAGGACGGAGAGGGGACGAAGGACATGGTTGACACCATACTTCGGTCCCACTGACCTCACTGCGAGGGTTAAAAATTTATATATAACAAGTTACAATTATGACAGACAGCAAGAAACAAGGAGTAGCCACCCG